GTTATCATGATCCCACAGCCGGCGAAGCACTCCGCCGGGTCAGACATAAAAAAGGATATGCTCAAAAAAGAGCAAAAGTTGCACCGGTGCATTTAACCTATTTGCTGTATGAGGTGGAGGGCTTTCCTGATACTGAAATGATACTAGGAAAACAAACAAAATGTAGAAAACACGTCAAAAAACAACGGAAACAACCGAAAAAGAATAAAAAAAGTGTAAAAAATCAGTGAATAGTCGATACTTAGCAATCTTTTTATGAAAATAAAATAAGCGGAAACCCTACAAATAGGGAAACCGCTTTTTTGTTGATACTTAAATGATACTGTTTTTAACAGTGTCGAGCTTGTCAATTATGTCTTTTTGGTGGGACTGAAAGAGGTGACCGTAGGTGTTCATAGTCACTTTTACATCCTCGTGCCCTAGCCGTTCCGCGATCATTAAAGGATTCGCGCCGAGATTGATAAGAAGCGAGGCGTGTGAGTGTCTTAGATCATGTACCCTGATCCGCTTCATGTTGAGTCTTTCGCAGTTGTAGGTGATTGCCTGACCTAACCACACCCTGGAACGCATGAAAAGACGTTGCTTTGATTCAGGACAGTACAATTTGGCAATATACGCCTTGATCTCTTCCAGCAGGAAGTCCGGAGCTTCTATGATCCGGTTGCTCTTGACCGTCTTGGGTGACTGTGCAACATACTCTCCGGAAATATATGCCAGTGTCTTGTTGATCCGGATTGTTTTCTTTTCGAAGTCTATATCTTCCAGTGTGAGAGCCAACAGCTCTCCCTTTCGCATCCCGGTATAAAATAACATTTCAAATGCTGTATATAATTCGATGTTATCTTTTAAGTTGTCAGAAAATAGCTTATACTCTTCCGGTGTCCAGTAATTGATCTGTTTCACTGTTGGCTTGCAGATCTGCCCGATCACTGGACTTTTTGGAAGCCCTAGATAATTTATAGCATATTGAAACAACATCCGCAAATAAGCATTAATCTGACGCGCGTGTGCTGCTGAATAATGCTCTGATAATAGTTGATTTTGCCACTCTGCCACATCTGCCGGAGTGATCTCTGATACAAGCATATTTCCGAAGAATGGAAGTATATGCAGTTCAATAGCGCACTTCTGATTGTCCAGAGTGGTCCTTTTTACTCTGTTCTCTTTGAATCGGACATATTTATCATACAAGGAACGAAAGGTTATATCCGGAGTAGTAGCGTACTGCTCCAGGAATATTCTTTCCCAGTCCTTAGCGTCACGCTGCCGATCAAATCCCCTCTTTAGTTTCTGTCGTTTCTTTCCAGTCCAATCCGTATAGTAGAATTTGCAATACCATTTCCCTGTCTTTTCGTCTTTATAAGCTGGCATGGTTATCTTCTCCCTTCCTATGCCGGGCGGCGGCTTTGGTAGGATCAGAAGATTCTTCCAGTTTGGGGAAAAATGAAATCAGAAATTCTCGTCATTCATAATATCATCATCATGCTGTCGCATCTCATCTGTTACGTCTATGTCAGTACGCTCATGAGCTGCCTGGACGGTCAGACGATCAGAAGAGTCTTTTTGATATTCTGGTATTTTAGTTAATAAATCTATTTGCTCAACAGCTTTTTTCTGTCCTGAGTTATTTAATTTTGAAAATGCAACGGCTAATTTTTCAAAATCTTCATTTTCAGTTTTGATAATTGTTGCATTTTGTAGTGACTCTGTCAGATTATTGCTTACATGTGAATATTTTGTAGTCTCAATTAAATCACTTGGATGAATACCTAAAATTTCGCAAAGAGAAAGTATTGTTTTATAACTAGGTTCACGGTTTCCTTTGCCAAGAGTTTCATATCTTCGAATACTCATTTCGGAGACATTCACAGCTTCTGCGAGTTGAGCTTGTGTCAATTTTTTTAACTTTCTGTAATATTTTAAATTTTTCGCTAAAAAGTCACTCATAGCATCCTCCTTTCTGTAAATATATCACATATTCGAACCGAATGGAACAAAAAGTTTATTTTATATCTTGACAATAGAACTGAATGGAACTATTATAAACTCATAAACGTTCCAAATGGAACGAAAAAGGAGGCGAAAAAGAAATGAAGTTAGACAGAGACAAATACTTGCTTGCGAGAGCGCGAGCATGCATGGGACAGAAAGACCTTGAGGCAGCAGGAATTACAAAAGGGACTTTGTGCCGAGCCATCGGAGGCGGTGATGTACGACCGGAGACAGCCGGAAAGATCGCCAGAGCACTTGGCGTAGATGTAACAGAGATTATTGAAACCAACTAACAAAGAGAAGCCGGGCGGCGGTTTTGGTAGAGTCAGAAAGGAATGAGGGAAGAAAACAATGCAGAAATCTAAGAAGAACCGAGAAGAGAATAAAAGCGCAGCACTTACTTGCTTGATAATGTCCTTAGCCATATTCGGCATGATTGCACACTGGGTTGTTTTTGGATATTGAAAGGGGGTGAAGCTATGGGAAAGTCGTTTTATGATATCGAGGATGTAAAACAGATTCTTGGAGTATCAGACAGCAAGGGATACGAATATATCAGGATCATGAACCAAGAACTTGCGAAGAGAGGTTACTTGACCGTCCGTGGTAAAGTTCCGGTCCGGTACTTCAATGAAAGATTCTTTGGAGCTGAGGCAGTAGAAAGTGAGATAATGTGATAATGTCAGCAAAAAGATATTACTGGCTGAAGCTGAAAAATACATATTTCAGCAGGATATATGGAGGGAAAATAAATGGCAGATAATAAGAAATACTATTACCTCAAATTAAAAGAAAATTTTTTTGATTCAGATAGTATGGTTTTGTTGGAAAGCATGCAGGACGGTATATTGTACAGCAATATATTAATGAAAATGTATCTGAAGAGCCTTAGAAATAATGGATATTTAGTTTTAAATAATGCAATCCCATATAATGCACAGATGATTGCAACGGTGACAAGACATCAAATAGGAACAGTGGAAAAAGCGTTGGAAATGTTCCAACAGTTAGGTTTAATCGATGTCTTAGATAGTGGGGCTATTTATATGTCTGATATTCAATTATTTGTTGGTAAGTCTTCAACAGAAGGGGATCGGAAAAGAGCAGAGCGGATGAAAATAAAATCGGAAATAAATCCAGTAATAGGACAAATGTCCGACAAACATCCACGAGAGATAGAGAAAGAGTTAGATATAGAGTCAGATATAGATATAGATATAGAGAAAGAGACAGAGAAGAGAAAAGACAGAATAAATTATCAGCAAATAGCTGATATGTATAATGATACCTGCGTATCATTCCCACGTCTCACGAAACTATCTGAAGGAAGAAAGAAGGCAATCAGAGCACGTCTTAAGGTGTATACTATCGAAGACTTCAAGAAGGTGTTTGAAATGGCAGAAAAAAGCGACTTCCTAAAAGGGAAGAACGACCGGAACTGGTCAGCTACATTTGACTGGATGTTGAAAGATTCCAATATGGTGAAGATTCTTGATGGAAATTATAGCAAATGGGAGGACAAGGAAGATGAGACAGGAAATGAAGCCGGGGGATCTCCATCATATCGAAACGCAATGCTATTCGGGTACCGCGGCCGTGAAGAGGATCTGCACGTTATCCCCGACCCAGAAGACGCCCCTTTTAGTTGATTACGAAATAGAGAATTATGGAGAAACAGCCCCATTTATCATTCCAGGCAATGCTGGAGTTAATTACTTGGCGGATGATCGCAGGAATAGGAGCGGGATGCCGAAAGAGTATGTATATAAGACCGGACGCGATTTTAACTGGAATTTGTATGATACAGATATAGAGATACAGAAAAAGATATCGAATGCGTTTGTGATCCATTTCAAGGAGTTCAGAAAACAGGGGAGAGGGCTTTATATACATTCTCAAGTAAAGGGAAGCGGGAAAACAATGCTTGCCTGCTGCCTGGCAAATGAAGTACTTAAGACACATGATATTTCAGTGAAATTTATTTCTATGCCGGAATATATCGAACTGGTCAAAGATAAGAGAGAGGAGAAAATACAGCAGCGGGAAACTATTTTAGATGCAGCGTTGTTGATTCTAGACGATATAGGGGCAGCAGTAGAAGACAAGGAATGGATAAGGAATTCTGTTTTTAGACTTGTAAACAGACGCCATGAGAATCTATTGCCTACAATTTACACGAGTAACGTGCCGATAGATAAACTCAAATGCGGGGAGCGTGTTACAAGCAGAATCTATGAGGATTCATTTCAACTATCCATGCCTGAGATCAGCATAAGGATGAAGAAAGCAGATATAAGCAAAGCGGAGTTTTTCAGACAGGTGACAGAGTAACAAAAAAGGAAATCGTGAAAATCACGATTCCCTCACATCTATGTCCTAGAGCCGGGCGGCGGCTCGAGAAAAAGGACAATTACATAATAACATGAAAAGAAGAGAAAGGACAAGGTATTTTAGTATGAATATTAGAGAAAAAATAGTTCAGAAACTGTACGAATATATGAGTACGGAAGATGGTGTTCATGATGAAGTAAACGATATGCTTTGCAAAGCGGAATCGGTTGTATGTATGGGAATTAGTGAGTTTGGTGAAGAACATGATAAACGATTAGATGTGTTAGTTGGATTAGAGCACGCAGCTTTTATGGCTGGAGCTAATATGGTACTAGACTTTATTTCTGGGAAGGAGCGAATGTAATGAGAGTTGTTGGAACTGTAAGATCAGAAAGACTAAACAAGGATATTCCATTGTACGATATTCCAATGATGACAGATGAGAAATGGAAAGAAATGACCAACACGACGGAGCAGAGAATGCGTAGAGAAAGTTTAAGAAAGTATGGCGATCCATTCAGAATGGAACATTGATTATGCAGCTGCTGCCCTTCCCGGAATGGTGCGTCAACACCGGAACGGGACGGCGGGAAATAATTGACACGATAATGTGCGAGAGGATGAATAAAATAGTCATTGCCCTTCCGGGAAAGAAGCTGCGAACTCGAAACCGGACGGCGGACAGATTAACGAATCATCATTTTGATGAGTCATCAATTTGATGATGGTAAGAATCTACAAGTGTGATTTTAGGTACGGTTGTTAATGTTTATAAGATTTTCAAAGCGAAAAATAGCAAAAACGTTCGTTTTCAAAACGACGAATAGGAGGATTATATAATGAGATTTAGTCAGATATTTTTAAAAATGGGATATAACACAGTGGTAAAAGTTGATAAGGTAACAGAAATTAAGTCAACAGAGAGCGGAAACACTATGGATGCGGAATATATAGGAGCGTTTAAACGCTTCGACCGGATACCGAAAGAAATTTGGTCTGCCCGTGTTTGTACGTTTTTCGCAGAAGGTGAAGATAAACTTCTTGTTGTGATTGAGAGGGACAATGATGATAAAAATTAAGATATCGTATAATACAGATGAAGAGCTTGCCGGTGTGATCCGGCTGCTCTCTCCGGCATTGAAGTCCTGGAAGAGATCCAGGAACATGGAGGGACGATATAAAAAGGCTTATGTGGAACTTGAACACGTGACAAAGCCCGGAGGAAGACGAGAAGAAAACGGATTGAAGTTGGAACGAAGCCCGGGAGAAGCATGAAAAAGAAATATCCGAATCTAATCCCGAACAGCGAACGAAGCCCGGAAGAACTGCGGGAAATGGGGAGAAAAGGCGGTATTAAGTCAGGAGAAGCGAGAAGAAAGAAACGAGACCAGGAGAAGACCGCAAGGATGCTGACCGATATTCTGTCAAATAGCCCGGAGTTTAAAGCTAGGATGGAGGAACTTGTTAAAATGTTAGGCGGAAAATAAAAGTTGAACAAATAAGATGCATTTGATATAATTATTTTAGAGCAATATAGAAGTACCGCGGGAGATACCTCATCCCGTAAGTCTCAGGACGTGGAAATAGCTATTGGACAGAAATGTCTGAAAGTTGTTTCCACGTCCTTTTTTTGCTCAATACATCATTCTTGTTACATTTTTACCAATAAGCCGACCGGGCGTTAAGCGGGGAAAGGAAATACACATGGAAAATAACATGGAAGGTCAGAACATGACCAATCAGAACCAGCAGGACGATCAGCAGACACAGCAGCAGGATCAGAACCAGCAGGGAAAGACGTTTACACAGGAAGATGTAAACCGGATTGTCAGTGAAAGACTGGCAAGAGCAAAGAACGCTGCCAATGGCAGCGGATCAGATCGCGAGCAGGAACTTGACAGAAGGGAAAGACAGTTGGATGCAAGGGAAAGACTTGCAGATGCCGGAATCCCAAAAGATTTACTCCCGCTGGTCGATTGTAGCAGTAAAGAGAAAATGGAAAGCAGCATAAACCTCATTGGTTCATATCTTGGACAGAAGAAAGCACCGACATCCGGAGCAGGAACTTATCGAATCATAAGCTCCGGAACGTCCGGAAACGCAAACGGTACAGGCGATGCGAGATCTCGTAAAGCGTCACCGGAAGAGATCAGAGCCGCTATGGGGTTGAAAGGAAGAAAATAAATGGCTATTGAATTAGTAGAAAAGTATCTTGGATATGTAGACGAGCAGTTTACAGAAGAGAGCAAAAAAGAGCATCTGACGAATCAGGACTTTTCGTTTGAAGGTGCTAAGAGTGTGAAAGTGTATTCAATTTCTACTGGATCCATGCAGGATTACGGCAGAATTTCCACAGGTGCAGGCAATCAGCTTGCTAGCCGTTATGGTACGATTGAAGAACTTAGCGCAGTAACTCAGACAATGAACCTTAGAAAGGATAGATCCTTTACATTCGTAATTGACAAACTGGACGAGGATGAGACCGGAGAAACGCTTGAAGCAGCTTCAGCACTTGCTAGACAGATTCGTGAAGTTGTAATTCCAGAGGTTGATACTTACGTCCTTGGAGAAATGTGCAAAGGTGCAGGAATTAAGCCGGAAGCACTGGGCAGTAAATACAATATTTATGATGCAATCTTTGAAGCGGGAGCGGATATGGATGAAGCAGACGTTCCTGAAACAGAGCGCGTGCTTGTTGTCACTCCGGCTACACTTCTCAGAATGAAGATGTGCAAGGACAATAACGGACGCTATCAGGAGATGATCGGAGCTGTACTTGATGAGGAAAAGAGAAAGATCGGCTTTGTCGGACATATTGATGGCATGGACGTGTTGAAGGTGTCAGCGAAGAGACTGCCGGCAAATTTTGGTTTCATGATTGCGCATCCTTGTGCGACTGCGGCGCCAACGAAGCTGGAAAGCTACAAGATTCATCAGGACCCGCCGGGAATCAGTGGAAGCCTTGTAGAAGGTCGAATTTGCTATGATGCTTTTATTCTGAAGAATAAGAAGAAAGCAATCTACTATAGAGAATTTGCAACAGAGTAGAAAAAAGAATCATCGAGGAGCTTCAGACGTGACGTTCTGCGGCTCCTCTTTTTGGTGGAGGGATAAACGTTGGATAACGAACAGCTTGTCGCCCGGATCAGGGCAGGAGAGAACGTTGCGGAGAATATGCTGCAGTTATGGCAGCAGAACAAGGGTTTTATTGCGAAGCTTGCGAAGAAGTACAGAGGATATGCTGAAATGGATGATCTGATGCAAGAGGGATATATAGGACTCTGTAATGCGGTTGATAAATATGATCTTGAAGCAGACTACAAGTTTCTTACTTGTGCGAGCTTCCACATCCGGCGCGCAATGATTCTATTCGTTTTACGCAGCCGGTCGGTAAAGATTCCGGAAGAATGGAACACAAAATTGAATAAATATAATAAATTCATGGATGAACATTATAAAGCCACAGGCTGTGAACCGTCAGCAATACGAATTAGAGCCTTTACGCACCTAGACGAAGAAGATGTTACAAAGCTGAAAGAAATTGAAAAAATGCGGCAAATCGGAAGCCTAGATGCGCCTATAGTGGGAGCAGAAGACAGCACACTGTCTGAACTGGTTGCATCCGATCAGGACCTTGAGGGAGATGTGATCGAAAGATTTGACCGGGAACAAGCGTATGCAAGCCTACGGGAGTCAATCGAGAAGCTTCCGGATAACGAACAGGCAGTTATATATATGAGATTTTATAATCGTGACAAAGTGAAAGATATCGCAGAGTCTCTCGGTGTAGCCATGAATACCGTGAAAACTTACGAGCGTAGAGCAATGCGAAGACTATGGCAGCAGGAGAGCCGGCCGTGGCATAAGTATTACACCGATAAGTATCTGAAGCCTGTTACCTTCCGGCATGTTGGTGTGAGAGAGTTTCAGAGTACATGGACGAGCGAAGTGGAAAGAGAGGGGATCAGAAGATATGAAAAATCACGAGGG